ATCGCCAGTGACGCCGCGGTGTGCCGTAGCTCGTAGGTGGTCACCCCGGTGAGACCGGCACCAGCGCAAGTGGTTTTCCACACTGCGCGCCATCGGGTTGTCGTCCACACATGGCCATACTCGTCAGTAAGGAGCCAGTCGGTGGGTGCATGGCCATCAGCAATGTCTTCGATATCGAGGAGAAGATCGCCGCCTACAGGGACGTCTCGATGAGTGCGGGTTTTTGTCTCATCGGGGTTGCCGAGGGCGTCAACGTCACGGCGGATCATGAGCCGGCCCCGTAATACGTCGAGGTCTCGAACCTGTAGCCCCTTTGCTTCACCTGGCCGTAATCCTGTCTGGACCAGCACCGAGATCATGAGGGCTGCGGCATCTGTTGGCGCCGCCTGCACAAGCCGGTCGATCTCGGCGACGGTTAAGTACCGCCGATCCGACTTCCCCTGCCTGGGGATATCGCTGGACCGCATAGGGTTTTTCGTGATAATCCCCAGCTCGACGGCTTGGTCCAGGAGCGCATGGAAAACAATCCCTACTTTACGCAGGCTTGCTCCGCTTAACGCTGCGCCGGTGCCGTCTAGCCGGGTGACGGTGGGGATCCATGTGCTAAATGCTGCTCGGGTGATTTTCCAGCAGGGGGCGTACTGCCACGTGGGCTCGATGTGCCGCCACGCCGCCCGATACCCAGCAACGGTGGATGCAGCCCGCCCAGTTTTTGACGCAATCCACACACCCCACATATCGCCAAGCGTCACATCCAGCCGATCTTTAGTAATCCATGTGCCTTCAGCCTGGCCTACCTCAGTGCGGCTTACATAAAGGCGGGCGGCATCGACACTATCAAACGTTTTGGTGACTTTCTTACCGTTCTCGACCCATACTGCCTGCCATCGTTTACCCTGCCCCCATCGTCTGGACCGCACTCGCCGTCCCTGCGCCCCCGGTTTGGTCCATAGGTCCCGTACATGTGCCATGATATACTCCTTAAAAAACCCATCTACATGGGTTTTGTTTCCTCAAACCCCCGCTCATGTCTGCCAAGAACTGGAGCGGGGGTCAAAAATATTTCCAATGCGCTTACTGTTGCCGCAGTTGCTGGCTGACGGCAAGGTTATAGCCGATAGTCGCTAGGGTGTTCCAAATACCGGCCAGAAGCATGACCGCAAGTGACCCGCCCGTCATCGTCAGACCGGTAGCAAGGTCATCTACCCCGTTGCCGACGAAGATCGCTAGAAGCCCAAGGATGAACACTACAAGCCCGAGGTTGGCGATTAGAATAGCGATGGTCTGGTGCCGCTCAAACGGCTTTGTTGCGGTGGGCCCCGCCTCAGCAACCGGCATCGGCTGCGGAACATATCCCTGAGGCTGTGGTTGATACTGCGGAAACACCTGCTGTTGTGGAGGGGAAGGGGGTTGTTGCGGTAGCTGTTCCCCCTGCTGCGGTTGTTGTGGCTCCTGCGGGGCTTGCGGCGCCGGTGCCTGATGCGTCATTGTGTTTTCCTTTCTTCTGTTTTACTGGACCAGCAGGGCTTCTACCCTGGCATTATCAGAACTTGTCGGGACAACCGTGCACACCCATTCCGCACGGACTGTCGCCCCATAACCGTTTTGAGAATCAACATGCCCCCGCAGCGTCCATTTAGTGTGGGCGTCGTTTTGCAAAGCAGTAAAATCAAAAAGGCTTTCAAACTTCGCAGTAGACGGCGACTTGAGCTGCGCTTCAACCTGTTTATGGCAAGCGTTCCGTGCGGCGGCTTTGGTCCACCCATTGATCTGATCGGCATCATAACTAGACGAACCGCTGCCAGAGCCGCCATATGACGAATAATCACTAGTGGAAGAAGTAGTCGCAGGCGTTGAACTGCCTGAAGAGGTATCACCAAAGCATGATGACAACCACCATAAGATGAGAATGATGCCTATGCCGAGCCCGATAAGAGCACAACCTGCTTCCTCGTCCGATGTTGCCGACGCTCTCGCCGTAGGCGGATTGGAAGACATTGGCGTGGCGCGGCTTGCCATGATTTCCCGCTCGTTTGCTTTAACACGCCTGGCTGCTTCTTTGCGCCGTTCCGCTTCGGTGAATGTTGCTGATTGGACATGTGCGAATTTTGGGGATCGCTGATTAACATACCCCTGGGTAGCGGCGCTCTGCGCTTGGGCGATACCAGACGAGCTTCCCGACCCCTTAAACCGCCCCGGTAACTGGTACGACCATGGGTCCCGTTCTTTCCTCACCAGCTCAGGCAACGGGTTGACTACGGGATCGTGTATCTGGGAGTAGCTTGCGCTCGCGGCAGGGGTGACATCTAAGGTGACCTGTATACCGTTAGCTCGAATCCATATCAGCGCATAGCATACAGCCACAAGGCTTTTATCGTTGAAATGGTCAACAAAAGGCATAAGCTTGTTGCTGGAAACCTCAGTGAGCTCACCAAGATGATGACCGTTGAGGCATACTTCGATCACCGGGGCTTTCGTCCCCCGCATAACTTTATGAAGCGTGGCGAGAAAGCACGTGTCTCCAGCTGATAAGACATTCTTGTTCGCCTCGAAATACTCCTGGGTCTTCGTGACCTTGATACTCTTGCCCCGAGGGATGAGCGCCCAATCCAAGGTTGGGGGATTATTAAACGGGGCGATAGCCCCAGGTGGCAGTACCCCCACTTTTAGTTTGTAATATGGGGCGTCACCTGGTCCGAAATCAGGCCTATCCGTATTCGACCACAGTCGTGCCCGAACTCCAACATCAAACCCGCTCGCAGCCAACCGCGCTACCTCGGGAAAATACTTCGCAGTGTCTTCATCCGGCAGATACCCCAGCACCTGATCGTTGTATCGCACGGAGATCGCATGCCCACTATTGGAATGCGGATTATCCGGCTCCAACACTAGTGTTGCGTCGAAATATCGGGCGCCCTCGGCATCAGCTCGCACCTGCCTGATAACCGTATTAACTTCCGCCGCATGGTACCGCATCCCCACCACATTTTGGCCACACCAGGTTTCCGCGGGCTTCGCATCATAGATACCAACCATGGCTCCATTCCCTTTTTCTTCATCTTATGTAAACTGTGGTTAAGATTTATCTTATGATTCACCTAGGTGCTTGTATATGGTTTTGATGGAATGACGTTTGCAATACCCTCTTTCGGGTTTATCAGGCATCCATAAGGAATCTCGCATATGTGCCTGACCGGTACATTTCCTGCCACGCCTCAACCATAAAAACCGTCACCCCCAGCTCATGAGCAACCCCGCTTAACGACGGGTGGACACGCTCGGCCGCTGCATACTCCTCCATCGTGATTAACTGTTTTGCCGCCCACCGATTAGCCGCTAACTCCTGCTTCGCCCGCCACCACCCCACAGCAGCCGAATCATGCCCCAACGCCGCATGCCCCACCTCATGCGCCAATGTGCACAAATGTGCCACCGGATGCAGCCCCCGCCGAATGCTGATCGCGCGCCGGGGCGTGTTCCATAGCCCCTTCTTGCCGCCGACGTGCGTACACAGGGTAACCCCCAGAGATATCGCTAAATCTTCAAGGTTGTCAATCGTTAACATTTCATTCTCCTAGAGATATGAAAAAATTAAGGATAATCATAAGGAGAATGAAACAAAAATATCAAATTAGCTTACGGGCCATCATGATAATCATTATCACCCGGCATCGGCTCATCCGGCGAATCATCCGCCGCCGCCATCTCTTCATACTGCCAACCATCACCAGGAGACGGGGCATTTTGCTGCACCACGGAGTCGAAGCTTTCTTCCCATATGTCGTCGTCTTTTGAACTGACTCGCCTGGCTAGCTCTCGAATCAGTTGGCGGTCGGTGAGTAGCTGCGCAGCAGAAGTTTCATTGATGCCTATTGCTTCCTTGGCTGTGATGTATCCGGTGGCAACCAGCGCCTTGACTGGCGACTCTCCGTAGCCGCGAGCGATAGCGATAACAACTTCGGCGGTGAATACTCCCTTGTTGATTTGTCGGTTTACTGTCGCTACGGAGATTTGAGAGCGGTTGGCGATTGCTCGCCCGCTTGCGTTCCCAACCAGCCCTTTGATCCATTTCAGGTGATCTGTCATGTGTTCTATTATCCACCATTTAACCCTATTGCGCAAGTTGAGTCGGCCTATTTAAATGCGCAAATGGTGAAAATGATACACACACTTGCGCATATTGGACAATATGTCTTATAGTGATTCATGTAGCGCAAGTTGAATCACTAGGAGGTGGATATGCGGTACAAACTGAGCCCCTTAGTGCTCGACAAAATTCGGTCTAACCGTGGTTTTTCATCAGATGCCCAGTTGGCCCATGAGGCGGGCGTAACAGTAGGGACAATTAGCAATATTCGCAGGGGTGGTATTCTCCGCGCACGCGGAGGTAGTTCCACCGCTCATCGCCCCGTCATTGCGGCGAAAAAGTAT